CTGTTTGCATGTACCCAGCCCTGCATTACTGCTAGATCGCAAGGCATAAATTTAGGCACTCTTACCTCTACACTTTGTCCGTTTGGTACACCCATATGGAAATAACGTAATACATCTTCTTTTTCAGGATTTGTATTTTTAGATGGTATGCCTGCGTAAAATACTTTAACGGTTTTCATTTAAAATCCTATATGCTGTGCCATTTGCAAGTTCATTAATATGGAATTGTCCATAGGCTAAGTGACAAGCCCATTTCCATATTTTGTGTTCATCTTGTTTTGTTGGCGTTTCAATTTTTGACAAATCTTTGTCACAGACCGGGTCAGCGGCTGTTGGTGCTGTTGTAAAAGCAGGCACTCCAAATGCAACACTTTCCACTGCGGCAATACTTTGAAATGTAACTAATGCATGACAATCCTTTAGGTCGTCATAAATTGTTTTACCGTGTACACGTTGTTTGCGTTCTGCTTTTTCTCGTATAACAATAGGTCTGTCTGTGTATTTTTTTATTTCCCTAATCGTTTTATATTTCCAACTTTCTAAATCTAGTTTATAAAATTTACAAGGTTTTTCGCTTGGTACAACTAGTAAAATATGTTTTCCAGTTTTTCTTGGATATAATTTATGTTCTAATTTACGCCATCTATCGTCTGGTCTATCTATTATGTCTCCGTGTTGCACATCATTTTTTACTATACGATGATATATTTTCCAACCATTAGGATTTGTTTTTGATGCATAGTTTCCAAAGTAACCACTGTCCATGTAATAAAAAGTAATATTATCTTGCCAACATCTATCTATAAGTTTGCGTTTGCCCATGCTACGTATGACTATTGGACCTGTTCCAAAATCATAATCATAGTCATGAATAGGTAATTTAGAACCGTTTGCAAACATATTGATATATTCATCGTTAAGATTTTTACTTAAACATATCATAAAGTTCGTCTTTCCAAAACTGTGCAAACTCAGTGTCTCTATAGTTTTCAAACCAAGGACCACCTTCAGTATAATGTATTAGTTTAGGCTTTTCAATGTCGTTGTATACGCCAACAAGATAATTCCAGGTATGATCTAGTTCGCCAATTTCTTTATCTTTTAACCAACTAAATCGATGTAAGTATGCACCATTTATTTCAGGATCATTAACAAAATCTTGTGTAACTTTTCTATTGCTTTTATGTCCGCAGTTCCATAGCACTACACTACTCCAATTTTTTCTAGGATAGATTGTTTGTTTTTGTCCGTCCATCTTAGTAGTTTCTTTTACTTTGTAATCGTGCTGTACACACATCACAGCATACTTGTCGTCTGCTTGATCAAATAATTCTTTGATGTCTGTGGTTAATATCATATCACAATCCATAAACAATGCCCAACCTTCGAAATTTGTAAGTTCTGGTATAAGAAAACGTGTGAATGTAAATTCAGTGCTTGCTAATTTATCAATTGGTCGTGTGTACCATCCTGCATCACGTAACTCTTGCTGTTTAAGAGGACGTACATCTGCATTAGGTTGTTTTGAAATTATGCTATGTTTGCAAACTTGGTAGGCAATATCTTCCCTGGTGTCATATCCTACAAATACTTTCATGTTACTTTCTTTCTATATCTTCTTCAACACAGTTTTCACCGTATTGAATTTCAACTAATTTCAAAGGCACATCATGTTCATTTGCAAGTTGATGCCACATGCCTTGTGGAATATGCAGGCTTCTGTGTTGTTCAAAAACTCCCCAGTCTTCTAAATCTGTTGCTTGATTTAACGTGTACACTGTAGCAGTGCCTTCTGCAACAAACCAGTGTTCGCTTCTGTGTTGATGTCTTTGCATAGACAACCTACCACCTGGTGGAACAGCTAGTTCTTTAACTTTAGTGTGTTTGTCATATTCATGTATCACTCTGTAATATCCCCATGATCTCTCAGTCTTAGGTGCTTTCCATTCGTCTAGTAACCAACTACTACTGTTTAATTTATTAGTTCCGCCTACTCCAAATGCAAACTCTACGTTATTCATATCTCCGTATGTTTTATATTCTGGCGTAGTTGTGTTAGTTCTATCTCCGCCGTTGGCAAAGATAATTTTTACTTTTCCATTAGTCGCCATAGTTTTGTAAATGGCGCCGCAAGCACTACCGTCGCTATCATCAAAACTTATTACTTTATCTACAACTTCTAAGGATTCTATGACTGCACATCTATCCAAATAAGGCATAAATGGTCTGCCTTTTTTGTTAGTAAGCCACTGATCTGAATTAACACCAACGTGTAATTCGTCACCTAATTGTTTTGCGGCTTTGAAATATTCTATGTGGCCATAGTGCAGTGGATCGAATCCACCTGTTACAAGAACGATTGTTTTCATAATGATATTTATGTGCGTATATAACTAAATAAATTCTAAGTGGATTTTATGAAGTTTTTTATCGGTATGTATGATATTTGTTTTAGCAAAATCTTTTAACTGCGTCTCATAGAATTTACGCCTGATATCAAAAATAGTAACCGTGGTATCTGTACTATGTTTTTTGCATAGTTCTTTGTAAGTTATTGCAGGGTAATGATATCCACAACTAATATTTGAAATTATCAAATCAAATTTTATGTCTTGGTTTATAGTAGGGTTATCTGCATTTACAAAAGTGTAATTTATATTTTTGCTATCTAAATGTTTTTTTATTGCATTTATAGGCACATAAAAGTTTATTTTTTCTACAGGATTGTATCCTATGTATCTTGTATTTTTGTTTGGTTCACCGTCAAGAAGATATAAATCAGTACCAAATTCTTTTTGGAACATACAGGATTCGTACGCATAACCGCAACCAATATCTAGAATTCTTTTGGGGGCAAAATTTATGTAATTTTTTATTATCTCGTACTGATCTTTTTTGTATTCAATGTATCGTTGATTTACAAACTGTTTTTGCCAATCCATTAGAGATTCCTAAATTTTTCATAAAAGTCTCTATTATATTGTTGGCATTCTTCTAAGTAGCCAACAACTTTATTTTTTATATTAGGTAAAGGACTATTAATAGTTTCGATAAAATTAGGTTGATACTTCATATGATTAAATTTGACACTCCAACTGGCAACGTGTACATTTTTTCCAAGAAGCTGAGCCCAGTATGCTCCATGGTAACTATCTGTTACAACAGTCTCTGCGCTACCTAAAAACGCAATTACATCTTCAAAATTCATTTTGTTATTTTTCATAACAGGCATTCCGTTGCTTTCGTATTTTGTTTTGAATGCATGTATGAAATATACAGTTTCATGTCTTACTTCGTAATTCCAACTAAAACAAGGATGCATACAACTAACACACGGCAAGTACCATTTGTGATACCCGTCAATCCAATCTCTTATACCAATAAGGTTGCAACGTTCTATCCAGTCAGGATAATAAACATCACCGACTTTAGTTACATGCTTTGCGCCAAAATTGTGTCCTATACCCCAAAGAGTTGCAGTCCTAGGATTTTTATCTAAAAGCATTTGTATATGCTTGCTAAACTTTTTATGTATCAGACCTCCGCCTCCTACTATTAGATCTTTATCATCTAAAGGTGTAGGATTGTACATTAGTTCTTGGGAGTCAGCGTCAATAGTAAAGTAACGGCTTGGGTTACAAAAATAATCACCTACGTTATTGTGTACTTTCCTATGTACTTCTATTACTTTGGACATGCTATAAAATTATGGTAAAAACTAGAATTTGATGCTGTATGTTCTAATAATTTTTGTCTAGTACATGTGTTAAAGTCTAGATCTATTATTTTGTAATCTATGCTTTCAAAGAAATCAAATATTTCAGAACTACCATAATTGTAATTGATCATATGTACATCCGCACATTCAAAATATATTATGGGGCTACTGTCAAGTATAGTTTGTGTTGCACCTATTAATGTTTTTAATTCATTACCCTCTACATCTATTTTTATTAAACCAACATTTTTAAATTTGAAACTATCTAGTGTTTTTACTTCTACTTGAATAGTTTGATACTTGCCATTTTCTCTTTGTTTTGTTAAACCGCTCCATCCTCCTAGTTCAAGATCAATATGAAAATCTAAATTGCCTTGTTCGTTACTTAATGCTGTTTGATGAACATGTTGCGTTTTTTTCTTAAACTTTGGTTTTATAATATTAACAATTTTAGGGGTAGGTTCAAATAAATGTGCTTCACTGTCAGGAAAAAACTTTGCTACATTTCTATACCAGTTTCCCTTTCTTGCACCTATGTCAATAATCTTGGTTTGTGGTTGTAGATTTTTTTGTAACCAAGGAAATATAACATTGTCCTCTTTACGTTTATATTGCATCTAAAGTCTTCCAATTTGCTTTTGCTACTTTTGGTATGCTATCTCCTTTATACCATAGGTTCCCATATACTTGTGTTCTTTGTAATTTAGTATGATCGTAATCTAATTTAACAGCATGTAATGTATTATAATCAGGAGCAAACATTGTAATTGAGTTATTTTTTGAATGTTCGAAAGAGGTTTTAGCCCAATCCCAGGGCACCCAACATGTGTCTTTAGAGGTGTTTGTTTTCCATTCTTCAAATATCCATTTTTTGTTATCTTCGAAATCCATAAAATGCGTATGCAACCCTAAGTGTTCAGCTTCTTCATGTGTGTTTATATTAATCATATAGGTTGCACACTTACGTCTAATATCTGGGTGCGGACTAATTTCATATCCACTAACATATTTTTGTATTGCTGTATCAACACCAGTTTCGCCAGTCTTTTTGAACTTCTTTTTTATGCATTTATGCCAGGCCTGACTGTTAAAGAAATCTACTAATTCTTCTAATATTTTATCTTCGTAAAATTTTAATCGGAAAGCCACACCATAACCCTCAAGAAGATCTTGATTTGCAACTCCCTTTCCTACGTCTTTATTGTTATACCACTCAATATAACTTTTTACACTAGTAGTGCATCCGGGAAAAGGTTGTGGTTTGTATTGGAATTCGTCAGTAAGTCTACTACACATTTCTTCTGTAGACTTAAATTCGGGTACTTTAATTTGTTTACAATTTGTAATTCTTGTAAAATGATCTTCTGTAAAAAAATCTTCTACATATATGAATTTAAATGGATTTTCTGTAAATTCGGCAGAATAAATTTTATCTATTAGATATGTGAAATCTTCCATTGGCAATCCTTTCCTATGTATTTATAGTGTTGCATCTTCCATGCCAGCAACACGAAGTTTTACTACATTGGTTATTTGCCACTGTTTTTGATCAAGAGCCTTTAGAACTCCTAACCACTTATTACGCAAAAGCGCAAATTCATTGATAATTTTTTCGTAGTCAACAACGTCTGCCTCGCCGTCAACGTATTTTTCAACGTCACGGCTAGACAGAGCTCGTTGATAGTTTTCAAGATATTTTTTGAAATAAGAACTACGAAGACGTCTCAGTTCGATATTTAAATAATTTAGTATAGCTTCAATCTCTTGCAGTTGGTTAAATCTATGTTCAACAATGCCGGGCATTTCTGCCGCCGCACGTTCAACATTACCTTTTAATTTTACTTCGACACGAGCTTGATTAAGTTCGCCTTCAAAGTAATTTACTGCGTCCGGTATCTTAGATACGTCACGAGATATTTCGCTATACCAACCCATTAATCTTCATCGTCCCAAGGATCGTCTTCTTCGTAGTTTTCTGCATCGATATCCAAAAAATAATTTATTGCATGATCTAAAGTATTGTCCGATCCTAACACTTGTGTAAGTGTATGATCATCAACACCGTAATCAGCAAGTAAATCTACAAACCTCTCGGCAGCAACATCTAGATTTTTCTTATCCATGTATTCTTTAAATAACGTCCATACATCAACGATTTGACTTTCGTCCATGTTTTTACTCCTCGATTATTTCTTCGACTAGTTCCTCAACAACATCGTCGTCTGCGGTATTTACCACAGGACTGATTTTTTCGTTGTATTCAGACATAATCAAATCAAGTTTTTCACCAACCCATTGTTTACGATAATCGAGATGTTCATTACCTGCTAGGTCAACATATTTTAATCTATTGCCTTGTTTTACAAGTAACCCTTGTTTTTCAAACATGTCAACAAGTCCACTGTAAGGATCCATACCTGTTTCATATGGAATCTTTACTTGTACGCCTTCGAAAGGTTTTGCGTAACGTGTTTTCATTACCTTACAACCTGCTCTAATACCACGTACATCACTTACTTTGTTGCCGTCTTCATCTTCTTTTAGTTTTAGTTTTTTCATTGCTACAACAATTGAAGATGCATAGATAAAGCCTTGACCACCTGAAATCTTATCATCTGGATCAAACATATCTTGCGAAGCATATGTATGGTTTGTACACACAAGTCCTACATTATAACTACCAATCATGTTAACTGTATTACGCACAAGTGCTGTCAACTGTTTAGGTTTACGACCCATGTCGCCTTTCATATCACCTTTGGTAAACTGGTCAATATCAGTAGGCGTTAATAGCATACCTAGCGAGTCAATAACAAATAACACTTTAGGACGATCTTCATCCGCCATTGAGCGATAGTCATCCATAAATGTTGAGATAGTTTTTGCAACATCATCAATCATTGACATGTTTAATTTAAGTAGTTTGTCTTCTGATGTGTCTACTTCTAATGCATGTAACCATGCTTCATCAAGTGCATTCTCTGAGTCAATAAGAACTACAAAGATACCTTGTTCCTGTGCGGCTTTTACAATATTACCAGCACAAATATATGATTTGCCTGCACCTGATTCGCCTGCAAACACAGTCACTTTACCTAGTGGTACACCTTTATTAAAGTCTCCTGATACTAGATAGTTGAGTGCATAATTACCTGTTGAAATCCAATCAGTAGGATCATTAAAACCTGCACTCATGCCTGTAATGGATTTAGTTAATTGTGTCCGAAACTTACTCGGATCAAATGCCTTTGCCATATTTTCTCCTATTCTAAAAAGCAAGTAACCCCCCGGTATTGAGCAGACTATGTCCTAAGCCTGGGGGGTGTTGTTAACTTATTGTCCTTGTCTTGCACGGATCATTGCGAGAATGTCTGCACCATCACTAGATGCCGCCGCTGGTTCTTGTTTGGCTGGCTCTGGTGTTGCTTCTGGTGTTGGCGTAGGTGCCGCCTCTACAGCAGGAGCAGGTGTAGGTTCTGGTGAAGTCATTGAAGTTGCTGTACCATTTGATGATGCTGTGTTAGGATCACCTGTTCTTGCCGCCATACCTGCTGGACGGAAGTAGTTACTCCAACGATCTGCATCATATGCTTCACCGTCTACTGATGCTTCGAACATTTCTTGCATAACTTTTAGCTCAACGTCAGTTGGCTTCTTAGGAAGAAAGTCTGAAAGGTTAAACAAGCCATGTGTGTTCACTGCTTGCATTTCGGCATCATCTAGTGGACGCTCTCTACGTGCCCAATTACTTGTGCTATAGTCTGCATAACCAC